ATCAGGAAAGAATATGGTCATGGTGCTGTAGTTGGTCAAGGTGGTAGCAGACAAAAGAAGAAAGAGAAAGGTGCTAAGTCATCATCAGGTACTGGTAAGTATTTGAAGAGAGCACAAGACAAGAAAGCCTATGCTGCTAAAGCAAAGAAGGCAGGGTTCAAGTCTACTCAATCATACACTGACACTATGGCAAGGTATGGTGGAGAAGATAACTACAAGAAAGGTCGTGGACTTGGAACTTAATGAGTTAGATAGTGCTCAATGGAGCAAAGGAATAAAGCATGAGCTTCTGACTAAATCCAGAAAAGCTCATGCTGAAGCAAAGAAGAAGAAAAAGAAAATATCCTTTAAAGACTTTCAGGCTACTGCTAAAGCAGCTAAGAAGAAAGTTGGAATTCGCTTCTATGATAAGAAGGGTAGTGGATATATTAAGGATGGTAAAAAGAAATATGATTGAAGATGGTAAACCACATCCTCATGATTCTATGCCCTTAGCAAAGGGCACTAATAGATATGCACCCCCTGAAAAAATGATTGAATTAGAAGAGAATCCTAGACCTGAAGAAGAGGCAGCAGAAGATTGGTTTGAAAGTGATACTTATGCTTCACGACATAAGTCAACACCAGACCATGAGAAATCTGCTGAAGAAATAGTAACAATGCATGAGAAGATGTATAGAATGGCTACTGCTAGATACAATCCATTCCATATTGGTGCATCTGAAAATTATCATGCTGATATAGATTATGCAGGAGGATCAGAAAACATACAAAAGTAACTATATAGATTAGTTGTTATTTTTTAAAATGTTTTCAGCATTAATACCATTTGCATCAAAGATTATAAAGGATGCAGTTAAAAAGATTCCTGACGATGCAATCATTGGTGACAGGATAATAGAACTTTGTCTAACCATACTTGCTAAAGCAGTTAAGTCTACTAAGACTGATGTTGATGATCAGTTGTTTAGTCAAGTAGCTACTGCTATTCGTAAGAGAGAAGTAAAGGCTGATGACTTTGTATCATGAGCGACTTAGGACTTGATGCCTCACAGGAGACACGGATCACTGTTATGCAACTCAAGATCGAACGTCTTGAGGAGAAGCAGAATGATTTGCGTGAGAGATTAAAGGTTGTAGAGAAATGGGTCATCGGAGCAGCAGCAGTCTTGGCAGCTGGTGTTACGGTGGTAGGATTTCTTACTAACATCTCTAAGGCTTATCTTTAATAAATAAATATACGTTCAATTTAGATTCGGAGATATATTACCATGCCATTATGGGGAAAAACCGCAGCTTCGGCAACTAATAAGCCCAAATGGCTGCCTGAAGATGAAAATTCAGATTACAATAAGGCAACCGTTTATGCTAACACAAGTGGATGGGTTGTAGCAGCTGGTTCCAAGTCAACTGGAAATGATAATACTGCTGCCCAACCAGAAGTTCTAGCATGTATTGGTGGTCTGTCAACAACTCTTGCAGCACCTACTGTAACTAAGATGCGTATCGTACAATCTTCTATTGCAGCTGGTAGCAGAACAATCACTGCTGAGATTACATGGGATGAGAAGGTAACGGTTGCTGGATCACCTCAAGTTGTAATCGCTAATGGTAACCAAGGTACAGGTAGTGGTCGTGGACCTCACACTCTTACCTATACTGCAACAGGTTCAACTGCAAACAGGAAGCGTTTCACAGTAGCATCACAAACTGTTGCTGAGGATGACGTACTAACATTAGGTGGATCAAACATCTCACTTAATAGTGGTACAATTACTGACACAGCAGATGGTTCTACAGCAGCATCATTGGTACTAAGTGGTCTAACAGCAGTTACTTTAACAGTCACAGCATAATAACATATGAAATTTGACGAACTGAATGATGAAACATACATTCTGTTCGCCATAAAGCATTATGAAAATCCTCATTGTGTTACACGTGAGGATTTTGATGAAGACCTGAAACGTTTTAAGTATTTGAAACGTTTACTTAAGAGGTACGTTAGAGGTGGGGCATTAAGAACCCACCTTATTATTAATCATCTTGTCATACTTTATAATGTATTTGGCGAAGCAGCAACACCTCTTCTTTTCTTTAAGTTGGAAAGGGAGTACTGGAGTATATTAAAAACTATATTAATTTATTTGAATAAATATCCTGTAGGGATGCTCCCTAATTTAGAAGAAGATCCTGACATACAAGAAGAACTTGATCAGATATGAACGAAGATGCCCCAACAATGAGTGCTGGTACAGGAGGTTTTAGCGGTAGTGCTAATGCCAAAGGTCCTGTTGCTGGATTCGATCCTGTTATGAAGTTCCGTAAGAAGGTACAGAAGAGAAAGAAGATAAAGGAAGCAACTACATGTCCTCGTGATAATCATAAACCTTCAAGGTTATTTCAATATAAAGTAAAGATTCCTGGTGTTGGTGAGACAATTATCTTTGCTAACAATCCAGCAGAACTTAAGATGAAACTTCGCATGAGTATCATGCCTCATCTTAGAAGTAGTATTGAGATAGAAAGGATTCTTCCTGTTAATGCAGCAAAGTATTTCATGAATAGGAGGATGAATGCAATGAAGAATGTTGATGAAGAATTAGAACAGAAGTTTAAGAACCAACAAGCACAACAGAAGATTGCAATCGAAAAGAAAAAGATTCAGTTAAAGAAACAGCAACTGCAAAAGCAACTGCAAGTTAAGACTCAGAGTCTTAAGAAGCAAGCACGTGCTGGAGCAGAGCAAGACGAGACTAGATAGATGGATGTAAATACCGCCATTCTGGAACGCCTGGAAAAGGTGGTACAATCCCTTCAAGACAATTCTGTCAAGATGGGACAACTTCTTGCTGTCCATAATGAGAAGTTGGATAAGCAAGATAGAATAGATGCTGTATTGTTTGAGAAGGTGGAGTCAGTTCATCGTGAGGTAAATCGTAGAGCAGAGGAGATAAAGAAAGGTTGTGAAAGAGACATCAGAAAAGTCGATGACCGTCTTCGAGTCATGGAAAAGAAAATGTGGACTATCGCTGGTTCTATTGCTGTTATATCTTTCCTCGTTAGTCCAGTCGGACAAGCGGTCCTCAAGAACTTGACATCTCAATCTTCTTCAAGTATCATACAGAGTGAGATTACTAGGTCGATTGGGTGATTGACAGCCATTATGCGAACTTGGTTTCAGCTAGACTGGACAAGTTTAAACAAGTTCGTAACGGAGTTTATACTTTTAGGTGTCCCTATTGTGGGGATTCACAGAAGTATAAGAATAAAACACGAGGTTATTTCTTCACAAAGAAGAGTGGTCTCGTTTTTAAGTGCCACAATTGTGGAGTAGGAAGATCTTTTGGTAATTTTCTTAAGGAACAGGCTAGTGATGTCTATGACGAATATGTCATGGAGAGATATAAGTCAGGTCTTACAGGTAAGTATACTAATACAGCAAGTCCTAAGACATTTGTTAGACCAAGACCTACCTTTCCAAGGAAGAATAACATTGAAGGATTGCAGAGATGTGATTCCCTAAATAAAAAACATCCAGCATATGAGTATCTTCTTAGTCGTCAATTAGATCCATCATTGTTCTATTACACTGATGAATTTTGTACGTGGGCAAACACACAAAAGTATACATTTACTGACATAAAAAAAGATCATCCTAGGATAATCATTCCCTTTATTGATGTCAATAAAAAATGGTTTGGATTCCAAGGGAGATCTTTAATTCCTAACGATAGGATGCGTTATATTACTATCATGTTAGATGAAAACTCTAAGAAGATTTATGGACTTGACAAAATTGATTACAACAAAACAGTCTACATCGTTGAAGGACCATTCGACGCAACGTTCTTGGGCAATTCCATTGCGATGGCTGGGTCTGACGTTGATATTCGGAAGGATTATTGGAGCGATCATATTTGGGTTTATGATAACGAACCTCGTAACAGAGAAATCGTCAACAAACTTAATAGAAGAATCGACGACGGAGATAAGGTAGTGATTTGGCCAACAAACATTAAGCAAAAGGACATAAATGATATGGTACTAGCTGGACATGACGTTCAATCTTTGGTAGAATTAAATTCGTATCAAGGTCTAGAGGCTAAAGTAAAATTTACAGAGTGGAAAAAGGTATGACAAACGGTAAGGATATTAAAGTTGTTAAGAGGTGTGGTGATACTACTCTTCTTAACCTCGATAAGATTCATGCTATGGTTGAGCACGCTTGCAGGGGTCTTGCAGGGGTGTCTGAGTCACAGGTTGAGATGAATGCTAACCTTCAATTGTTTGATGGTATTCGGACAGAAGATATCCAAGAGATTCTAATCAGATCTGCTAATGATCTGATCTCTTTGGACAATCCTAACTATCAATTTGTTGCTGCTAGATTGCTTCTATTCAGTTTGAGGAAAGCAGTCTATGGTGGACACCCAGACGAACGTCCTGTTCTTATTGATCATGTTAAGAAGTGTATTGATAAGGGTGTGTATGATGCTGGCATTCTTGATCGGTATTCCGATGAAGATTGGGAGAAACTTAATGGTTTCATTGACCATGATCGTGACTATCTGTTTACCTATGCTGGCATTCGTCAGGTAGCAGATAAATATCTTGTACAAGATCGTAGCACTGGAGAGGTGTATGAGACACCCCAGTATATGTACCTTATGGTAGCAGCGACCTTGTTCCAAGACGATGATAAATTTTACAGACTTGAATACGTTAAGAAGTATTATGACGCAATCTCCAAACACCGAATCAACATCCCAACACCAATCATGGCGGGTGTCAGAACACCCATTCGTCAATTTGCATCTTGTGTTTTGGTTGATCTTGATGACACCCTCGATAGTATCTTTAGCAGTGATATGGCTATTGGCAAATATGTCGCACAGAGGGC